ATAAGCTTTAATAACAGCTTCAAACTGCTCATTTAAACTTTTATCTTTTAATATCTTATTTGCTTTAACTGGACCAACACCTTCAATACCAGGTATATTATCTACAGCGTCACCTGTTAATAATTGTTGATGAAAAAATTCTATTCCTTCAACTTTAGAAACAGCTGATAAATTATTGTGTAATAAATTATAAAATAAACCACCTATAGTTTTCCAATCTTTATCTAAAGTAATAAGCATATATAATTGTTTATTTTTAATATACTTAAATGCTTCAACAGAGGCAGTATCATCTGCTTCATAATTTGGAACCATAATAGGTTTATATTTTTTAGCAACATAATCTCTACATTCTAAATAATTATCAGGTTTATCTCTTCTTTTACCTTTATATTTTAAAAAGGTTTGTTCTATTTCTTTTCTAAAATTACCACCACCTGAAATATGCAAACTATATTCATCGCAAGCAGTATTCATTTTTACTTCTTCATATATTTCATCAAATGTTTTTCTTACATCTAAATTATCCTTTATGGCTTTATTACAAGCTCTGTATACCAATACATCACCATCAACAATACCAATTATCTTATTAGTGGGTTTCATACCAATTTTTCCCTTCTTTAGCATCTCCTGCCATTTCAATATTTAGCTCCAATTCTTTAGTAATAAAATCACCAAATGAATAAGATAATATTTCTTTAACCCTTTTTGTATTTTCTGGTTTAGTTTGAACTTGAACTTCATCATGAATTAAACCAAGCATATCAACATCTAATTTTTCTTCTTTAAACATTTTAAAAGCATTAACAACAGCTGATTTAACTGTAATTGCTTCATATGCTTGTAATAAATAATTTAATAATTTAAATGAAGACTCGGCATATATTTTTCTTCCATCTAATGCTGGAATAAAACCCATACCATCTTTATTTTGTGTTGTATAAAAAAATTTATTTAATCTATTATTTAGTTCCTTTAATCCAGGAAAGGCAACATATAGTTTATTTTTAACTTCTTTACCCTTTTCTAGATCTTCAATTCCATTTACCATTTTACCTAATTTAGCAAAACCGGCACCAAAAATTGTAGCATATAATAGGCTCTTAGCTAATTGTCTGCTAACACCTACAATGTCTGCTGTTCTTTGGTGTATATCACCATTTAAAACATGTTCATTTATATCTTTATTATTTAAATAATGACATAAAGCTCTAATTTGATTACCTGCACTATCACAACCAACCATAATTTTACCATCATCAGCTGTAAATAATTCTCTCATTTCTTTTCCAAAAAATGAATTAACATTAGGTACATTTACTATTTTAGAATGCCTTTGTCTAAATGTTGGTGTTCCTACATTAAATGCTTCAACATAAACACGTCCATTATTTTCTTCAGCAAGTTCAATCCAACCTTTTAAAACTGAATGTCTTGATCTTAAACTATAATAATGTAATATTTCTTTTCCTAAATCACCTTGAATTGTATGTATACTATCTTCAGTTATTTTAGGCTCACCCTTTGGTGTAAATTGTGTAGGTTTCCAACCACTGTCCAATAACATACCCCTAACTTGTTCCATATTACCAAGATCAGCTTCAATCATTTCATATCTTTGAAATGTATCATTACTGTTCCATTTATGGGTATCATTAGGTTTAATTTCTTCACCTAAAAATTGAGATAACATTCTACATGTTACTGAACTAAAATTTCCATTTTGAAGATATTTAGCTGTTTTAGGCTCTTTATCAATCATAACTTTTCTTGGCTTTAAAGTTGGATTAACCTTATCTTCAATTTTTTTCATTTCAGAAGTTAAATATTCATAATGCTTTTTAGCTAATGGTAAATTAAACTTCCATTTATTTTTAACTTGTTCAGAACATAATTCAGCAATAGCATGTTCTGTTTGCAATGCTCTTTTATAAGTAGGTCTATTTGCTATTAATTCATGTGCTTCTTTAACTACATAATTATAAACTTTGTGGTTTAAATTAACATCTTGAATTGCATAAGTTTTCATTTCTTCTGAATATTTATCAAACTCTTTAAAATCACCTTTAGCATCACCAAGAATTTTACCAAAATTACCTAATGAATGCTTTCCATCTCTTCTATAATTATTCATTTGAGATAATAACATTGTATCTATAAATTTAATATTATCAGGTTTCCAATTTAATAATTTATGTAACACAACATTATCATATGCAATTATATTATGACCAATAATAACTTCACATTTATTTAAATATGGTATCAATTCATTTAACGGTTTGCTATCTGGATCATAATCACTAAATGTAACTATTTCATTTGTATCTATATTTTTAGTAACAGCTATCCAAATATTATTAACTGTATCTATTAAACCGTTTGTTTCGATATCATATATTATTTTCATATTTTAATTTATCCTTAAAGTAATTATATGCTTGTGCATAAAGCATTTCTTGTGAACTATCATTTTGAAAAACTTTAGAAAATTCAACATTATCTAAACCGTGTTCAGATCTATGATCATCCCCATTATAACCTGGTCTATGAACACCAACACAAAAACCATATTTGTTAACCATATCTAATTCATTTTTAAATCTAACATCAGGTATAACAATATTTCTTTTTGTACTTTTAATATCCCTTTCTAAAACTTTTACCCATATATCTTTGTGTAATTCATCTCTAAATGCCATACCAATTTTTTGCATCATATCTCTTGGAGATAAATAAAACCAATCAGGCATAGGTTCTTCTCTAAATATTCTTTCACCATTATCACCAGATAATATAGCTTTGTCTATACCAAATGTATAATGTATTAATTCTTTAATTGGTTGTGCAAATGACATTTTTTCAAATCCAAAACTGGTTTGTAATACATTTGCTATTGTATCTTTTCCTGCACCTTTATATCCTGCAATTCCTATAATCATATTATTCTCCTTCATTATAATAAAAATAAGTTTTTTTATCTGTTTCCATACAAGTATGAGCAAATATAGGTTTATCCTTATAAGTATAATAACCCCATATATCATAACTTCCTGGTTTATAATTTGTATTTTCTTTCCACTTTATAACTTTCATATAAGCATCATCACAAAATTCACCAGGTTTTACTTCCATTGGTATATCAACTGAACCACCACTCATAAACCATAATGTTAATATAATTGTTTTCATTAATGTACTGTTTCAACCTTTTTAATTGTATATAAATAATTACAAGGATAATATTTCTTAAATTTTTCATCAATTTTAGCTTCTTCTAAAATAAGATCTAAATCTTCTTCTTCTAAAACTGTTAAATCTAATATTATACCAATAGTTATAATTAATTCTACTTTATCAGTTTCATTATTAATTAAACCTACTTTTTTACCCTCTAATGGTAAATAATATCTTCTTATTTCAGATTTCTTTTCACCTGATTTAATTAAATCCAACCATTTTTTATCAATATTAAATGTGTGTAATTTAAACATTTTATCTTTAAGATTCATAATTTCCTATTCTGTAAGGCATAGAATTAGCTGGGTGATTAAACCCAGCCAATAATATTAAATACTAATTAAATTACGTCTTTATCTGTATCAATTTGTGCAAATTCTAATTTATCAGCATTTTGATATTCAACAAGTTCAGTAATTTGTAATGCAAGTAATTGTGTTGATATACCTTTTTTACCCATATATTCATATGGTTTAAATTTTACTTGAACATTACCTTTGGATCCATTTCCAATAGTACTTGTATCAAGAATTGGCTGTAATGATTTATCAACTACAGGTGGTGGAGCAGTATTATATTTACCATCAGCATCTGCATAAATTTTCTTTTTTAATGCAGCAGTATAAACAACACCACCATTTTCTTCTACTGGTTTTATATTTATACCAGCTTTTTTCCAAGCCTCAGCACTAACTTTGTCTGTAGTTTTTACAGTACATGAAAACTGAGGTGATTTTTTATCAAAACCCATATCTGGATTTTTAGGATCTAATTTAACCCAATTTAATTCAACATTATTTAATAACATATATTTTCTCCTTATTTTGGTCTTCCTTGTCTATTATATTTCTTAAACATTCTTTTTTCATCTTTATTTTTAGATTTTTTATGAATCCTAGGCCTTTTTTTCGGTTTTGGCCTTGGCACGAATGTTTTGAACTTTTGTTTCGCCATATTTACATTCTCCATTACACGGACCACAATTTAAACACAAACAATTACATGTAAATTGATCCGGTCTAGTTGTGTTTTTACATTCTTCACAACGGTAATCATCACGCATTTTATCCTCCTGTTAAATAATTAATCTATTTATAAAGCCAATATATTAGGAGGATATAAAACATATTGGCTATACAAATAGACTAATTAATTAGTTAGTTGATAGATTCTCTGTAAGGTATAGAAATAGGAATATATTCATATAACTATATAAGCTTATAGATAAGTTTTATTTTTAGTTTTTCTGTAAGACATAGAATTAGGATTTCAAAATCTATACCTTACAGAAGTTTCAAATCAGTCGCAGAAAAAACCAAAATATATCCATTTTCGTAAGTTTTATTTATCTATAAAAAATGTATATAATTATCGGCCTACGTAATTAAAGAAACTAATTGCTATTTATTATGGAATAAAGCTTTTTTATTTATATATATAATATATATTGTTTATATAGGTTATTAGTTAAGGTTCTACTAACTCAAAAACATAAAAAACCACCTGGCTAACGGGAATACCAATAAAATGGGGCTAACCAGGATACCTTCGGAGACGGTATATAGGGATCTAAAAATTCTTAATCGGCATATCAACCGAGTCGAACTTACCTGGCTAAGGGTTATCGGAAATATAATTAGCTAAGTTGATATAAAAACCAGCCATTAATTCTAAATAGATCATTTTTAAAATTGATAACCGCTTATTTATAGGCATATTATTTGCTTCTTTAAAATTTAAGCGGTTTTTAATTTTAATTTAAAGAGGATAAAATGATTAACATAAATATAACTAAAAATGAATATAACAAGATCAAATTTAAAAAACATCATGATCAGTTAAGAATTTTAAGACATGATTTTAGTAATTATGATCAAGTTATTAATGACGATAATTGGAAATATATTACAATAAAATTTGTAAATGAAATTATTGTAAATTTTCCACAATTAAGAAATTCTGTTAAGCAATGGGCAGAATATAAATTAAATAATTACATAAGATAAATTAACATAGGAGGATAATAATATGGCTACTAAAAAAGCAAAAAACGGAAAAAATTTAGAATATATTATAATTAGACCAACATTTGGTTTTGATGTTTCAACATTAGCAAATGCTATTTTATGGTATCACCAAGACGTGGAGAAATTTAAATCTACACATAAAACTTGGAACAAGATTATGGAGGCCGCTAAATCAGGTATTTTAGAAGAAGGTCTTCAAAAATTGGAATATGTTTTTGAAGCAATTGATGATTATGATGCTAAACATAAAAGTTTAGTTGAATATATGAAGTCAATTAATTCACAAATTGATTAATATTAATCCTTGGTGGAAGTGGGTTGGTAAAACTTCCACATAAAATATTGAAAATAAAAAAATTTATGGAAAGAATTATAATTTACCCATTATTAGCTTGGTATGCTTATGAAGTTTTTGAACCATTTATACCTAATTATATTTGGTACATAGATTTAGTAAAAGCTTTACCATACACAATTTAAAAATTAATAGGAGGAAAATGAGTAACAGAAAATATACACAAAATGACATTAAAGGTTTCATTACAGAAACTTTAAATGAATTAGAATATATATTTGAAAGTAAATATATTACAAAAACGGAATACAAAAAATTTAATAAGTTTTTTAATTTTCTTTTAAGACAAACTAAAAAGAAAAAGAACCCTTATTATTTTGAAGGTAATCCTAAAAGTGAGAAATATATTATTCAATATCCAGTATTTCATACTTATGAAGATGCTAAATGTAGTGGAAGATATATTACATTGAATACGGATAATGTACCTGATTTAAATCTTAAGGAAATTTATAAAGAATTTCCATTATTAATTGAAACTCATGACAAATTGATTTCAATTAAAAAATATGCTAAATCAGGAAGACGTCCTAAGGATTTAGAAAAAGATTACGAAGCGGAAAGAATTAGAAAAGCCGCTTTGGAAGACAAAGCAACTTGCGGTATTTGTCATAATTATTGGGAACAAGTTAATATGAACGGCCAAGAAAATATTTTGGCAGATCATGGCTTTTTCTTAGGCAACGGACAAAGAAATAATGAATGCTTTGGTAGCCGATATTTACCTTGGGAAAGATCTCCTATAGTAAAAATCGATTACATTGCTAAAGTCTTAAAACCGACTTTAACTAAGGTTATAAATTCTAAACCAAGTCAAGCTACTGTTGATGCTCTTATTAAATGGGTTAAACAGTACAAGATTGAATTAGATAATTATTATAACTTATCTTATTCGGATAGACAAAAGCAACAAAGACCGTTTGCTCCTGAATTTAAATTACCAGGACAAATGATTGGATATTCATTATCTAAAATTAGTAATATCAACCTATCTTTAATTACAGAAGTTTGGTTTGAATATAAAACTAAATTAGAAAATGATATAAGCCATTTCCAAAATCAAGTTGAAAATTGGAAATTACAACCAACACCAAAAGAGAGGAAAATATGAAAATAACTAAAAAAAATAACAGAAGAATTGAACATGTTCAAAAAGGTTTAAAAGCAGATCCTTTAAGAGAAAA